TACACTACTATATATACACACTGATATAATACATACATATATACCATATACATAATAACAATATATACACTATATATAAGACACGCTATATATAATAAAAACATGGTGAAAATGATTTATCACACTAATAAAAATATCTGATTGGAAAAATCAACCAGGATCCATGATCATTTATCCTTGATCTAGTGAATTGTTATAACAAAAAACTATATACAGTTATAGCCATAAACAATAACAAAGAACATACAAATTAACTTGTATCTATTGAATTATTACATGTTATCATGTATAATTTAATTAAGGAAAGAGGAAAAACAAAAGAAAAGAGGTAATAAAACTATGAAAAAAGAACAACTAATTAAAGAATTGAAAAGCATTGATATTGAAACTTGCAATCCTGGTTATATTTGTAACCTATTAGTAGAAGCCAATCAAGAAGCCAACCGTATAATAAATTATATTGTAACTTATGAACAGTTGGAAGACATGATAAGACATCATCTTGATGAGTTTGGTATTTATGAAGTTAAACGATTAATTAATGGAATCAAAGACTTATCAGAAGACTTTTATTTTATTAATGGTTATGGTAACGCTAGAAATATAGATAACTATGATTTAAAGTATTTAAAAGATGAAATGATCAACGCTCTAGAAAATAAATAAATAAAAACAAAGGAGAATAGAAAAATGAAAAAAACAGTATTAGAAATTATCAAAGAAAAAGGGTTAAAGAAAGCAACAATCACAAAAAGACGTACATCTATTTTTGATCCTGAAACAATCTTATACGAGACAACTCTATATTTAAATTGTGATGTAGATGAATTAATAGAGTTAGATGCACCAGAATTAAAAAGAAGCGCAATTTATGAAGATAATGAAATTTTTATCATTATCTAATAACATAACTAGAAAATTAAACATATTATAAAATTAAAAGGAAGGTATAAAATTATGAAACTAGTAGAAATCGAATTATCATTGACAAACTTAAAAACTGAAAAGGATTATTTTGTAACATTGCCAATAAGTGAAGAAGAGTTAACAGAATTTGTAAATACAGTTAGCAACAATAATAAAGAAGATTATATCATATCTGATGAAATTGAAAGCGATATTAAAGACTTTGTTATTAATGCTTATGACGATATTTATAAATTGAATAAGTTCATGAATTACATTAATGAAGTAGAAGAATACGAGCAGGATATTATTTTATCTCTTATTGAATGGGGTGAAGTATCTTGTTTAAATGATACAGAAAATATAAAACTTGATGATTATGTACTAGAATATGGCTTAAATGATTATTATGATGTTGGATATTATTTTTATGAATCCGCTTACGGTTTGGCTGATGATACTATCAAAAACTATTTTGACTTTGAAAGATACGGAAAAGACATTGCCTTATATGATTATTATTGCGAATTTGTAACAAAAGGATTTATTTATTGTATAGCATAATTAATTAAAATTAGGAGGATAGAACAATGAAAAAAACACTTAACGCATACGAAATGAAAGAATTATTTATAAAATATAATAGAGATTATTACACAATCCCAGGGCTTGAAAGTTTACTAAATTATTATGATAATGTTAATTCTGATATGGAATTTGATCCGGTCGCTATTTGTTGTGATTGCACGGAATACGGGGAAAATGCTTCATGCTCATTTGATAATTTAATTAACGATTACGGGTATTTATATACAGTTAACGAATGGTTGGAAGATAAATATTTAAAAGAAAGCGAATATGATAAAAACGAATATTTAAAAGCGCTTGTTGAACATTTAGAAGATAAAACAACAATCTTACATATTTCAAACGGTAATTATATCGTATTCACATTTTAAAATTAAGATGATCAAGAAAATGTTATATAGACATAAAGACTATTATAAATTATTGAGGTATTAATAATATGAGTAAAATTAAAATGAATGAATTTTTAAACAGATTTAATGAAGCTTATGAAAAGTTATATGATAATAAAATTTCAAGCGGTGAAGCGTCGGAAGCTATGAAATATTTTGATAATTCAATGACGGATAAACAGAAGAAGTTTTTATATGATTTTATCGACTATAGAAAAGATTATATATCAAGTGATATAGAATGTAAGGCTTTCATAATTGCATTACATTCATATAATTACGGTTTTTCAAAGTAAAAATAAGGCGCAATAAAAAGCGCCTTTTAAAAAAGAAAGGATGTTAAAAGATGATCACTATTAAAATAAATATCAGATATATATTAAAGCTACTAATAAAATTATTATTCTTGCTAGGTTTATACCTTGCCTTTGATGTAAGTTATAAATACAGTGTAAAGCATATCTTTATACAGTCTGTTTTATCAATTATGTTTATGCTACCATTCATAATCATTTATAAGAATGCAATTCTTAAGGAGTTGTTTTTATGGGATTAATTAAGCTAAATAATAGAGATACATTTGAATTGAAAACTCATTTACTTATAGCAGGTTGCACGGGTTCCGGTAAATCGGTAACTATGCGAAAGTGCATAAATTCACTTATAGCACAATCACAAAACAACCTATTTTATATGATTGATTTGAAAAGAGTTGAACTATCACAATATAAAGAACTGCCACAACTTCAGGCGCTGGCATTAGACTTTGAAAGCGCTATTGATGTATTAGAACATTGTAATAAGCTTATGTTTAGCAGATATGAGCTTTTAGAAAAACATAATGCCACAAATTACAATGATTTACATCTGAAAGAAGTGTTTATATGTATTGATGAAGTAGCAGAACTAACAAGCGTTTTAGATGTCAAACAAAGAAAGAAAGCTATTTCATTAATTAGCAGTTTAGCACGCTTAGGACGTGCGAGCGGTTTACATCTGATCATAGCCACTCAATACCCTACAAAAGCGGTATTACCTATGCAATTACTCATGAATATTGACTATAGAATATGTATGAGAACCGCAACCCCACAAGGCTCTTACGTTGTGTTAAATTATTATGGTGCGGAAAAGCTAACAAAAAATGGTGAGTATATCTTACATATTCCCGAAAGTTTCAAAGATATTCATGGAATATGTTATTATGATGGACCGCAGAAAACGGAATATTTAATACTGTATAGAAAAGCGCAATATTTAAAGCTTATTTAATAAGGACGGTTTACAGCCGTCTTTTTTTATTGCGTGGATCCTGATAAATATTCCAATATGTATCATAATATAACGATAATGAAAAACGCTCAAAATTGCGATATAAGACACGTTTATTTTACAAGGTACAATAACACCAGTTAAAACCATATCACATCATAAATGAAGAAATACAGCATAAATAAATGGTATATTTAAATAACGCTACACATACCAGAAATTAATATAATAACCTATTGACCAACTAGGATAATAAACTTTTTATCATGATAATAATAATTTATTATTATAAAATATTATTTTTCAGAAAAGTTAGTTTCCATTGTTTTCCAAATTACATAGATAACTACCAAAATATAATACGATCTATGTAAAAATACTTCTTTCTGCCCTCTTTCTGCGTCCTTTCTGCGTTCTTTCTGCGCATAAAAAAAGAGCATGTATTAAATGCTCCTTTCTGCGATCTATTATACATGACCTGACATAAGCATATAATGTAAGCTTTCACTTTACTCAGAACATCTTCACCTGATTATTGGGCAACGTGAGACAAAGGGCTGAGTCAAGCTAGCTACTTCTTGACTTCCTTTGCCTTGATGGAAATCCACCAATAAACCACGGAGGGAATGACTACCCTCAACCTTCACATTCCGTTCAGCACTTGTTATAACCCATAACGTTGTTTTCTTTAGGCCTGTAGATTTATGCTACCAGATCTGGGGAAACGGTCTTATACGCCATTTTCACAGCCTCAACTACATCACAGTTCTTTTGATTTTCCCTTCTGTTTCCGACATTATCACACGCCGGGCATAAAGGGTTATGCAATCCTTTCGGTTGCCGTCTATTGCTCCTGCGACCTCACCCCAAGCCTTATCAAATGGTATCCCTCGTGCATTTCCTTGTGTTTGGATTGCTCCTATTCCTGACCAGTCGCCTGATCAAGCCCAAATGTATCCGCAACTATCGCCACTTCGTTCCACTCAGCACATACGGAAATCCTATGCAGGGTTGGAACCCCTCATGCACATAGATACATTGTATGCTTGTGTCAAATCATGTATTAAGTTTTGTGTACCGTTATTATATCATAAGGAATGGACACAATCAACACTTTCTGCGATAAATTAAGTAAAGCTGGAAACAAAAAAAGCCGTGGCATTGCACGACTCAGTTATAGAAGTATTCTATGAAGCGTTTATGGAATGTCCTTTCTGCCCCATTTACGATAATCGTAAACGAATATTGTGTTTCAGCTACAACATCATATTCACGGTTGTACTTGTGCATCTCCATATGACGGCCGTTGATGTCATGTGCTCCAACTTCAACTCTTACTCTTCTCAATCAGTTATCACTTCTTTTCCTCTACCTTGGCATCAATCACGTTCTCAAAGTCAAAAGGCTGATTGAGTGACTTTGCCTTCTGCGACAGTGCCATGTATTTTGATTCAAGGCTTTCTGTATCATCAAGATTGGACAATGCGTTACCGTCCGATACAACAACGTCTGTCTGGTCTCTTAAACCGTCAAAGTTCTTCTGCCAGAAGATTGTAAGAACCGGATTGATCTTTGCATCAGATCCCATAGCTTCACGATATGTAGAGCAGATACGCTTAACCTTTTTGATAAACTCCTGACGTTCCTTAAGTGTCTTTGTCTTGTGCTCCCAATCGTAAGCCTGCTGGCGTGATATTCCGATAGCTGAATATGCCCCAAGATTTCCGACTTTCTGCCCGTATTTGGCACACATCTTAAGATAATGCTCAAAACGTTTCTCCATTTCTGGCACATCTTTTGGGTCCAATGGTTCGCTGGGAGTTACCGCATTCACAAAAGCAATAAGATTGCGGTTGTATTCGTCCTGTTCTTTCTTCTTTCTCTTTATCTTGAAGTCCTGACGCTTCTTTCTGGGCTTCAAATCTTTTGCCCCTTTTGGCCTTCCACCTTTCATTTTAGGGGGTTTCTTGATTGGTTCATCAGCCCTATATATGTAATCGTCCATTGGCATTTTTTTCATCTCCTTTATCTGTTATAAAGTCATAGATCGTTGATTCTTCATATTTCTTGATAAGTCTTGATTGTGGGCGATATTCTTTCAGCATGTCATTTCTCATTCTGTAATAGTGCTCATTCCACATCTGCTTCCTTTCTGCTTCGTATTCTTCATCAAAAGGCAGCTCCACATTCTGGGCTATATATACGTCCTTCAGGAATGACATTGAAGCCTTGTATCTGTTGGGTTCATAATCATGCAGAACCTTAAGATCCTTGTCAACATCTCTTGCGAAAGGGCACCCCATACAGCCTGTTCTTTCCATCCCGTACTCAGTGTATGCTCGTGACAATGGTACATTGTATTTTTCAATAAAGCGATCTACATCTTCATCTGTCCAGTCATATATTGGTGTCTTGTAAATGACTCCACCCTTAACGAAAGTGCAATGTTTCTTGCCTTTGCTCGCTCTCTTTTCATATGCAAGCGCTCTTGCCCCCCCTTCTGAGGTTCTTACTCCTGTTATTTCTCCTTTTACTCCATTATCCTTTGCATACTTCTTGAAACTTTTCTTTTTAAGTATGTCACAGCATTTTGCTGATGCAGTAATTGTGAAATCTGGGTGTATCATATGAAAATCTCTGTCTGCCAGCTTTGTTCTTGCGTACTGCTTTCCTTGTCGGTTCTTCCCATACACAAGATAAGACATAGTTGTTTCTGTACGGTTCCCTTTATGGTATCTGCCAAGAAATTCCGATTTCATTTTAGATTTCATTGGTTTTCCATAATGGTCCAATACCCACTTGAATGGTTTCTCCGGTCTTATTATTTCTATGTTCTGATACCAACTGTTCTTGCACCATTTAACAAAGTCAACAGTGGCACCTAATTCTATTCCAGTATTGACAAATACTGCCTTGATTCCTTCTGGCGGAAGCACCATACTGTCAATGCTCATTTTAATCAATGCAAGGAGTACTGTACTATCCTTGCCACCGCTGAATGATACAATACATTCACCATTAGCGCTAAAATATAAGTCCTCAATGCGGTGGATTGCTTTCATTACTTTCTCGTCCATATTATTTTCCTCCATTTCTATATTTTTAATTTTATCATCATGTAAGCACATTGTCAATTATACGGGATTGTCCGCTATATTTCACCATATTGGCATTGTGAATTTATGCACATGGCGAGATAATCATTGTAGATGATACGGAGGTAACCAAGATGTTCAACCCATACGGAAACAACAACTACAACCCTTATATGGGCTATCAGGCTGGCAGTCTTGTCACACAGCAACAGATTCAGCCACAACCACTGCAACAGCAGGTTCTCAGGGTAAGCGGTAGAAACGGGGCTGATGCCTACAAGATGGCACCAGACAGCAGTGCTCTTCTGCTTGATGAAACTCAGCCTGTAGTATGGCTAAAGACAAGCGATTCTGCTGGCTACTGTACATTGATTCCATACAGCATTTCTCCAATGGAAGAAAAGTCGCCAGAAGAAAGCATGAAGTCGCTTGAAGATCGTGTCTCTGCAATAGAGAATATGCTAAAGAGCAAGGAGGAAAGATACAATGAGCAATCCAATACTAAAAATGCTAATGGGAAACAGCCAAAAAAGTAGCCTTAACGCAATAGGCAACATTATTAAAAATTCCAACAATCCTATGGCAATGATGGATTCCATGTTCGGTAACAATCCGAATTATCAGGAAATGAAGAAGTTCATTGGCCAAAACGGCGGAAACGTTGAACAGGCTTTCTATAGTGCCTGCTCCCAGAAAGGCGTTGACGCAAATGAAATCTTGGAGAAAGCCAAGAATTTCAAACTATGATCTAGGTTGCAACAAAATTTAATATATAACGGAGGTACACTATATGAATAATGAAAGTGGACTATTTGAAGGCAACGGACTATTATTCTTTATCGGATTGATTGTCCTATTTGGAGTCTTTAATGGAGGATTCTTTGGAGGTGGTGGAAACATGCCATCAAACTATGCTACTCAGAGCGACCTTACAAACGCAATCAATACTCAGACAATCCAGAACCAGCTACAGGGTATCGCATTGAGCTCTGCAAACAACAATTATGAGACTGCTCAGCTAATCAACAGCCAAACAAATGCAATGCTACAGCAGAACAACACTAATCTTATCAATGCCATTCAGGGATTCAACACTGTAAATCAGAATATCACATCAACTACTGACAATATCGCAAGAGCCATTGCTGACCTTGGATACCATATGGACCAGTGCTGTTGCTCAATCAAGACTCAGATGTTGCAGGACAAATATGATTTCACTAGAGATCAGTTAATCAACGCCCAGAATGAAGCGGTAAATGCTAACCAGTCTCAGTATCTGTTATCACAGCTTGGAAAGTTCGTTCCTACAGGCAGTGGTACCGTAACAGGTTAATGAATAGGGCTATAAAGCCCTATTTTGCTTATATATGGACAATAAGCAGATAGACATACTGGATGTCATAAATCTAATTTCCTTTGCCATAGGAGTTGTAAACTACAAGGAGAACCTTGAACAGTCAAGTAACGACGACATCATGAAGAAGCTTGATGAACAGACAAAAGAGATGCTAGGTGACATCCATGAACAGCTTAAGAAAATCAATGAAAGGATAGACTCACTTGAAATGGGTCGTGGCAATAAGAATGAAGATAGTTGACGATTATGTAAGACGTGTTGAGGATGAACTAGAAGATGCGGTAATGTATGCTGAAAAGTATATACTATGGAAAAAGAAGAACCCTCAGTTTGCGAAGATGTATTCTGAGATGGCACTGAATGAGATTACACATGCAGGACATGTAAAGGATATAGGCGAAAGCGAAATTATGAGCCTTGACTGGGTTCCTGATGATGATAAGGCAAAATGGCAGGACTTGACCGTCAAGATAGGCAAGGACACCGCATGGGTGAAAATGTTATTGAACGCATAAAAGGAGGGAATTACCCTCCTTTTATAGATTGGAATATTCTCTTGCCTGATCTTCACTATACAGGTACAGTGCTTCCTTTATTGTCTGCGTCTTGTTCGGCTTTGAATCAAGCCATTTGATAAGCTTGCGGTCTTTCTCGACATCAAGCCTTATCGCATAGCACTTAGTATGTTCATTCACCCATTTAGCCTGATGATTCAGTACTGACCGCAGAGTTTTCGTGTGCTTCCATTTAGCCATAATCAGTGCTCCTTTTCTGCCTTGTATTTGTCAATGATTCTCAATACATCAGCTATTGTTTCAATATCACCTGCCATTGTCATTATCTCGTCTTTCATATCGTCTAGCACATCACAATTTTTTTCTTTGTAATCTACGTCTACAAATCCTGCTATATTATCCATATTGAATCTAGCAACGCAATATCTATAATAATTTAAGACCACCACTCTAGATTCACTAAACCATTGAGCCTCATTAGCATTAACATTTATAGTCTTTCCGTCTTTCAAAACTATGCTATACATAGTTTTATTCCTCTCTTTCTGCATCATCAATTGCTGTACCTACATCTTTCATGAATCTTTTCTCACAACGATTGGTTTTGTATTGCATCATGTTGTTCCATTCAGAATCACTGTAATCGAATAAAGCACGCACCTGTTCAATCATGATTGATACATCAACCATTTCTTCTAGAAGATTAACTCTTGCTTCATGACTGTCTGGGTATCTTAGAATCTTGTTACTGGCTTGGACGAGTTCGCCACACTCCTCCATCAACAATCTTAGCCTATCATTGGCACCATAATAATTAACCATTGCCTTAATTTGTTCTTGTTTCATTATTTCTCTCTCCTTTTACCATCTGCACAATAGAAATTTTCCGATACTTGCTGACAATTGTGTTTTCCGCAAACCAATACTTTAGGTGCATCTTCTATATGGCAAAGGTGCTTACAATCCTTACACGTAACGATTTCCGCTAGAGGACAATCGTCAAGTCTATTAAGTCCGCCTGTCGCATTCCATTTATGTGTTATTGCACAATGCCCCTCGCCTTTTTTCCCAACATATAACGGACAAAATATACAATTCTTTGGCATTTCAATACCTTTAATTATTAACATCTCTTATCCCTCACTTTTTGTTTTGTATTTGTCAAATACGTGTTTCAAAACCATATTTATTCCGTCAATCTGATTACTTCCGTACATAGTTTCCTTTGGAATCCATGCTTTGAGCTTTTCTATTTCAGCTCTTATCTCGGCAATGGTAGGTTCGCTTTCTATCTTAGCTAAGATTTCGTCCACGCTTTCCTGTACTGTCATACTTTCATCACTGTCTATAACAAATAAACAAGTTCCATCCTCTGATTCTTGCAACTGTGTAATAACGTCTGCGTTAAAATATACTTTTGTACCACTCAAAAAAGTTAACTGTATAAATTTGCTTTTATTCATTTTTCCACTCCTATCATCTTTGCCCCACAATGGCAATACGGATAGCCTTCTATTCTACTAGCAAAAGGGCCCGTCCCAATATTATTAATCATTCTGCCACATTCAGAACACATATATGTTGAGACTGTAATTTTATCTCTTAAGGAAATATATTTTTCCTCTGTACATGCTTTAATCCACTTGCCTGTCTTCTGGGCAGGTATTACGGATGGCAAATTATGAGGATTATTAACTAATGATGATGCCGCTTTAAACGCCATTCTAAGTCTTGCATCTTCAAAATCATTTGAATGGTTTGCTAAAAACTGGACTGTTTCAACCCTACTTATAGCGTCTTCACAAGACTCTTCTTCATTACATAATGCAATAAAATCAGCTTTTGCTTTTTCTTTGATTTCGGCACTAACATTTTTATCAGCCAATTCGTGTGTGAAGACAGGTCTACCCATAATCTCCTCAATATATTCATGGAAGATATGGAACTTATCTTCTGTTAGCATACACTTTCCAGTATATGCCATTACAATCGCTTTTTCTCTATCTGTCATTGCTTATCACTCACTTTCTTTCTATCAATGAGTTTAATTACATTATTGTAAGCCATAATACTGCCTGTACATTGATTTGCTTTAGTAGTATCTTTCTCTTCATGGATAAATACAGAACGTGCAAAATCTTCTTGTTCGATTTTTGCTTTTATCTCTTCTTTTATGTTATCGAGGATAGCATTAATATCTTGTTCTCTTAACCTCTTTAGTTCTTTAAACCACTCAGCACGTTGTCTGCATTCTTCGGCACACTTGCCATACTCACCGGCAAGAAAATTTTCATAACGGTCATATAGATCTAACTTACTTGCATCATATTCACAGCAGTCTGCCATTTCCTCTTCACGCTTAATTTCTTCGTCTAACGTCGTCATTCTTATTTCTCCTTATCTGCTTTTATGATTGGATTCACTCTTGTTAACGCAACCAGAATATCATAGTTTTTTGTTACTTTCATTCTTTCAAACACTTTATCTATATCAACCAAATCTCCATGCCCTTTAGATAATGTTGTGCCACTCTGAACACTCCTCATTAACACATCAAGCATAGTATTTGACTTTGGTTCTAAATACTTAATTCTATTATACAACTTATCATCTATGTTAATTACTACCTGCATAATTCAGTCCTCTCTTTCTTCATCAATTTCATCTGTGAATAATACACATGGTATTTCTTTCCCAAAAAACCAATACGAATCTTGTCTTACACTAAAAATATTCCCAACTGTTCCGAAAACTTCTGTCTTTTTG